TTCATTAATGCTTCTGTTTGGTCAATTAAACCATTCTGATAAGCTTCCATATAAATAGACCATTCACCCCATCTATTTGATGGCATAGTTGAATTACCAATTATATTAATATCATATTGGCCTATTGTTAAATCGTTCTGCATTTCAGTAATTGCTTGTGATTTATCATTATAATGATTAACCATATATTCACTCATGTCATTATTAGGTTGAGCTACTCTAAATACTTTTTTGTAATCGTAATGCTCTTTTGAGAAATTATATATAACTTGACCTAATCTTCTAAGAGAACCTTCAATATCTCTTAATTTAGATTTACTTCGTCTTTGACCAAAATCTTCTAGCATCATTGTAGCTGAAGATGTATTTGGAGCAACTGCAGAATTACCTTGCATCATTTCAAATATACCCATATTTAAATCAATATATTTTTCAATAAGCTTAGGTAACTCCATTACTGAGTTAGATAATGGTTGTGGTGATGGAAAATGAGGCTCACCAAAAGATGGGTCATATTCAATCGTTGCATTGGGATTAGCCCAATTTCTTTCTAATTCTTCAATATCATCAACACTTCCCTGTGGTATAAGTAATTTTAATCCAGATGATGCTTGTGCATGAGAAGTTATTAATGACATAGTTTTATTTAAAAATCTTTGAAAGTCTTTATTCTTTCTTACATCACTCATCGGATATGGAGTGTTAGTCCAAATATTTGGTACAGGTACAATTGGATATTTATCGGTATTTAATACATGTTCATATAAAACTGTTTGTCCTAATGTACATGTAATCTTAATTCTTGTTTGTTTTACTTCTACAAAATCTATAAGTTTTTTTTCTACTGCATCTGCAACTTTAGGGTCAGCTATGAACTTTTCCATATTTTTTAAATCTAATATTCTTTCTTCACCAGTTTGCATATCCATCATTCTATAATACGGAACCTTAACTTTAGAAAAATGTTCTATTAATTGATATTTTTCAGAACCCTCTCCAGTATCTTTGTCTTTAATGTAATCAGGAGTGAATGTTCCCATAGTCCTTTTATTTGTTGCTGAAGGCCATGTTTCATCTTCTCTAAAATTTTCTATTAAATCAATCATCATTTTACCATCCTCTTGCTCTTCAGCTAATTGAGGATATAAATCTAATAATTGAAATTTTGTAAATATTGTAGATAGCATCATTCCTGAAGCATCATCAAAGTATCTACTTCTAGCATTAGGGTCAACCACAACTCTAAATGGGTCTACATAAGTAAATTTAACTTCACCTCTACCATAATCAGCTTCTCTGTCTACATAAGCATAGAAATATCCAAGACCAGTAACAGCATAATCGTGTATAGATTGTTTAAATACTTCATTGCCATCAGATATGTTCCATACATATTCCAGTATTGTTTTCCATACATTAGCAAGGTCACTATCAGAATCTTCTCTTGGCATAGCTGAAAATTTAGGAGGTTTAGATGTAATGATAGCTTTAAACTGCTCAATAGCAGAATATATTCTATCTAATGGTATATTTGATTGATTCCTGGATGCAAGTTCATCTGACTCAGCATCACTGAAGTGATTTCCAAGATAGAAGTCAATATCTTCACGAGCATGGGTTTCCCACTCTTTACGAGCCTCATGCCACCTATTGTATAATTCTTTAGTGTAAATTGCTTTTTTATCGGATTCTATCATGCTATGTAATATATAACATATTTATATTAATAATCAACCCCTTGCTCCCGTAATCCAATTATAGGTCTTTTTTGGCTTTTCCCACTCTTCTCTATTATTCTTAACTCGCTTAACTTTACTTGCTGATTTACTGCCCTTAGCAAATTGAGTTGATAACCAAAATGCATCAATAGTATCATCATGACTACCTTTTGGAAAATCTAACAATTCTCCAATAAATTCATGCATATCTTTTTTCAAATGTACAGCTCCCGCTTTAAACATAGGCTGTAGTCCTTCAAATAATCTATCTTTCTTTTTCTGATTACCATAACCTTTAATTCCTTGTTCTATTCCAGGAAGAAACTTTCCTTCCTTTTTACTTCTTTTATGTATATAATCTCTTAACATCTCCTGATATGATATTGTTTCAATGTTTATTCTTCTAATTGGTTTGTATCGTTCAGAGATTTTAAATATTTCATCTGCACAGTCCATGGGTAATACTCTTTGTCTCCAGTACTCAATAATATAATAATCATATTCAGAGGTAACACCAATGACCATAATAACACTATAGTCGTTACGAGTACTAAGAGTAGAGGCAGGGTCAACACCCATGTAAATATTAACATATTCTATTTTTCCATCTTCTAATTTTATATACCATGAATTTCTTTCTTCATCGAATTTTACACTACCAGAATATAAATTATCTACTATATCATTTTCACTAAATATTTGGTCTTCAGGAGATTTAGCTTGATTCATATATTCCTGATAAAATTTAGATGGTGTACCAGAATCTACATAGAACTGTTTTCTTTCTGCTAATTTTTTAAGAGGCCAACGTGAAGGCCATAATGGAGTACCATCATCAAGTATTGCTTTATAAGTAATTAAGTCCCAAGAATACTCAGCTCCATTATTCATTGCTTCTTTATGATTTTTAGTTAATCCATTTAAAAATGAGTCATAATGTACAATAGTACCATTGCACCATAAAAAACCACCTTTATCGAAATCAATCGCTGGATATACAGCAGCTGTTACCCAATTCTTTATTTGCATTCTAGCTTCAGGAGTTTTAGTATTTAACTCAGATTCAAAGTCATCAAGTATAATTCCAGTATATCTTGTGGATAATTGTTTTTTACCACGCAGTCTTTGTGCTGCTCCTTTAGCAATCATCCTACAATTATTTGTTAATGTTATTTCGTTTTTAGTCCATTTGTCGCCTTGAAGGTCACCGAAATAATAGTGTATTGCAGGATTCGAGTATATATGATTTGAAATCCAATTAAGATTATCAATAGCCTGGTCTTGTGCCTCGCCAACCCAAGCGATAAATTCTGGGCTTTCTTTTTTCGCAAATAGAAACCGATGTAAGACAGCTGTTGCTGCTAAAGTTGACTTTGCGTGGTCACGAGGCAATACAAGAGCTAATTGTTGATTTGTTCTATCTAAAAGTTTTTTGCCAACTACATTATGGAATTCAGGAGTCGCTGAAGCCAAAAAGTCTTGAGGTGAAAATAATTTACCGAATACGATAAGGTCTTTGTAAGCCAACTCAAGAATCTCTTCATTTTTAGAAACATTGCCATTAAGATTTAAATTGGCCATGTATTAACAGTTCCATTTTTTTAATGACAATGATAACCTATCCTTACCTGTATTGTTTTCTGATTTTTGACGACTACGCATACCTTTCATTCGAGCACAAAATGATTTTCTTCTATTTGCAGCTTTACTGCCTTTTTTTAATTTAGAAGGTTTAGTAGTTACAGCAGTTTTTAATTTAGAACCAGGATTAGCCCTTCTATATGATGCAACACCTTTTTCGTTAAGTCCACCTGACTTATTTTTTCCTTCAGCCCTTTGCCAGGCGGGGCTTTTTTTTTGGACTTTACCGCCCTCACGGTAAGATTGAACTCTTTCTCTAGCATCTGATTTAGGAAACCCTGCTTTCATATTGCTGTATGAATCTTTAGATATAGTAGAGTCTTTTTTAGACCTACTTGTTCCTGCTTTTTTTCTTTTATTAATATTTTTGTATAAAGACATTACTTTCCCTTTTTCTTTAATGCTTTTTTGTGAGATTTAGTAAAAGAGTCGCCTTTCATCATATCTTTCTTCATTTCATTTATATGTTCACTAGAATGATGTTCACTATGTTTTTTTAAAGTATTTTTTTGAGCAGGAGTAACTTTACCGCCATCTTTATACATAGGCTTTACCATCCCACCATCCATATAGGATGTTTGACTTCTATTCATAGCATTTGACATAGGTAAACTTCCATTTTCATTAATATACTCCAATGTTGCTTGTGTAGATGGATTAACAGAGTCTTTTTTTATCATAAACTCTCCACCTTCAGCTTCAATAGGTATTCCACCTTTACTATGAGACATTCCTTTTAATTTACCGCCCATATTATATTTTTTCTTTTTACCGTACATTATAATTACCTTTTTTATCTATTTTTGTTTCTTGTAATGGTGTTCCATCATGTGTTTTAATATCTAAAACATTATTGTAATATTGAACTTGATTAATAAATTCTTCAGGTTTTCCATCTCCTGCCTTAGTATTCCATTTATTTTTCCAATAAACAGCCTGGTCAGTTAGATTAGTAGGAACAGATTTTGGTATAGTGGCTAACTTTAATCTAGTTACAAGTGCTCCAATCATAGGGTCTTTTAATTGATTATCAACAGAATCTTTATCATAATCAAAACCAGTAATATCAATATCATCACCATAGCCCATATTCCTTAATAATTCATTTGCAATGCTTGCTCTTTTTAAAGTTGCTTTTTCTCCTGCTGCAGCTTTTTCTGCAATATCTTGGTATCCAATTGGGTCTATTTGAAATGGACTATAAGAAACTTTATTTGATTTAGCACCTAAATTACTTTCTTGCATTGCAAGATTTGTCATAAAATCACTTACATTAGCTAATTTACCATCAAAAACTTGATTAGCTGTTTGTGCAGCACTGATTGTTTCTAATTGCTTATTGTTAAGTTTAAATTTTCCAAATAACATCTCTGGGGTAATTTTTGTAGAAAATGTAGGTTTATCTTCATTATATATTAAATCATCTAATATACTACTTGCCATCAGACTCCCATAAAGCAAAGTTGGAGTTATCAGCCACAAACAAAGAAGGGTATAGAGTATGATTAACACAACATGGGGATAGAGAGGTACCGTGAGCATCTTCATCTGTGGCTTGATATTTATAAACTATTTTCACTTAAATTTAATTGTTTTTCCACCCATATTAAATGACATTATTTTATTTTTAGGAGCTTTTTTCTTTTTAAGTTCAGCGTCTGCTTTTCTTAATTCATCCATATTTATTTTAGCTTTACCTTTAGGTTTTAATTCTGCAGCTATTTCTGATACACTTTTACCAGTACTAGCTGTTTTTCTAGCAATTTTAGATTTCTCTTTTTTTGTAACAACAGGCTTTGAAGACTTTTTCTTATCTAACTTAGCTTGTTCTACTTTATTAATTGGAATCATTTTTTTCTTAGATGGAGCCTTAGCATCTATTTTAGCTTGTTCTTTTTTATTAATTGGAACTATTTTTTTCTTTGATTTCATTTTTGATAATGGTTTACCATCACCAGAGTTTGAACCATATTTACCTCTTTTAGCTAAACCTAATCTAGAATCAGATTTGCCTTTTTTAGCAGAAACTGGTTTACTACTAGAAGGTTTATCTTTTAATGCTTTCATTTTTGATTTTGCTACATCTTTTGCAGCTCTTTTAGCTTTTCTTTTCTTTGAAAATGCAGCCAATATATCTTTTCTGCCAGCTTTTCTTGCAGCTTTCCTTGCAGCTCTACGTTCTGCCCTAATAGCTTTTTTAGGAGCTTTTGCTTCTTTTAGTTCTTGTTTTTTTGCATCAGCCTTTTTCTTTATTTTATCTCTTTTAGCTTCATTTTTTTTATATACAGAACTACTGTCTGATAAATTTAAACTAAATTCATTTTTTTGCATTCTACTTCTTGCATCGCTACTCGGGTAATCTGCCATCATATCTCCATTTAATGTTGTTTATGTGTCACCTTGCATATAATTTTCACCGTAAATATACATAATATTATCGTTATTATCAAATTCTGAATTGCATCTAGGGCACATCCAGCCAATTACGTCATGGTCTGTAGTATTTGTATCGAATAAGCCCACACGTTTAGAATAATGCTTATTATGATATAATTCTTTCTCACAAATAGGACAAGGGTCTTTAATCTTCGTCTTTTTCTTTGTGTGCGATGACCTTTGCAGGTTCTTTTCCACTCAAGGCCTCCATTTGCTCAGGAGTAAACCCTTGAAATACTGTTAATTGTTCTTGTTTCTTCTCTGTATCGAATAATCCGCACATAGTAGCCAATGCTTTTAAGGAATTAAGCTTATCTGTGTCTCTATCTGATAAATCCGCAATATCTTTGTATTTAGCTACAATCCATTCAGGTGAAACACCCTCATCAGCTAATATCTTCTTTATCTCTTCGTTAACCATAGTTCTAACCTTCTCTTTGTTTAATAAAATATTTGTTTTCTGCTTAATATAATCTTCGCTTTTAGCTTTTGGGTATGCTTTCTTGTAAGCTTTGATTGTATCTTCACCAGCTGCAACATATCTAGCAAATAAGAACTCTCGGTTGTTTAGCTTTCTATTCTTAGCTCTCTCATAGATAGCATCATAGTTCCCTGAAAAAGAAAATATATTCTGTGCAACACCTCTATCTCCAATTATCTGATGTGTCTTCTGCTCAACGATGTAAGAACCGCAAACAGTCAATACAACATTCCTTGGAGACTTATAACCTGGATGCTTTAACCCACTACGTTTAATTATTTGAAGAACAAACAAGTCATCGGTATATACCCAATCGCCAACAACGCCTATCCGCCAGTCTCCAACAATGTCAATACCAGGATTGAACGCCCTGAACTCAACATCATCATCGTATAAGTAGTTCTCTACGCCTTTTATTGTTTTAACTTCCATTTTGTAATATAATAAATATTTAGTTAAAAAAAAAGTCTTGTTTAATTCATTTATTTGATTATATTCTCTATATAATAGAGATATACTAGAGATATATACTAGAGACATATCTATATTAAATACACTAGTTATAAAAGAAATTAATAATAAAGAAAAGTCTGAAGACAATAAAGAAAAGTCTAAATTCTAATCCAAAAAATTTTAGGGAAAACTAAAACGGAATCTCAGTGATTTGTTACAAAGTCTAAAAAATAGGGTTAGAATGGGTGTGGGTGTTATTTTATGTTTGCCCCCCCGCGAAAATTGGGTTAGGGGGTCGTAATTAGGTTGAAATTCGGATTACCATTCAATATTATAATTAAGATTGTAATTTTGTTGCTTACATAGAGAAGGAACACAAACAAAAAAGCCCCGAATAAATCGAGGCTTCTATGTAAACATCCGCAGTTTTATCTAATCACAAGCATCAACAAACTTACTAGCACAGAACAACCCATTGTCAGCTTTAAAATCCATTGCTAAATCGTTTACTAAGTTATCTTTATCAAGTAACCGCTTACCATTACCGCTTAAATCTTCAGTAAGATTATCTTTGATTGCTTTAGCTATTAATCTATAATACTTTCTACTAAGCATTTGAACCCCTTTCACTATTTAAGTTAATATGAACTTCTTTTGTTGTTGGAATGTTTTTTTTAATCGAAACTATTTCGTGCAACTGCTCCAATTGTGATAATATCTTATTAGTACCACCAACCAATCCAAAGTATCTTTTAACATCTTTTAACCGCCATCTTCGAGTTGGTTTTATTCCCTTACTAAATAACTGAACTTGACCTTTACATATTGCTAAATTATAAAGACCTTTTGACATACCGCCAAAATTCTTAGCCGTATTTAAGTCTTTTAAAAATTGACAATCTTCATTCATATTTACCATATTAACAACCTCCAAACGCATTAGTATGTATTTGTAATTTATCTGCTACATCTTGACCGAATTTATCCGCTACTTGACCAAGTATTAAACCAATCATACTATGGCCAAAATTGCTACCTTGTAGCGCAAATATTTCATCTTCTGCCGTTTCAAGTGTTAAGTTTCTAAAGTCGAATTTTCTCATTGTTATTTACTCCCTTTTTTATTTATGTAATTTATTTCGTTTATGTTATTGAATAGTACTTCAACCGCTTCAATTTTATTATTTAAATTAGATAACTTCCAATTTAAACCCGTTCCAATTGTACTATCTTGAATATTTGAATATAAATAGTCTGTGATTTCTTCTGAATCTTTTTCAACCGCTTTTATTCTTTCCTCAAGTGCTTTTATATCTACTTTATAACCGACAAAATTATAACCGATTATTTCAAACATTCTATCGATTTTATTTAATAGTTTCGCGATATACCATTTAAATTTATTTATTGTTTTATTTATCATTTTTTAAAGTTCCTTTCTTATCTAGTGTTATTAAATCGCCAATTGTTTTAACTCCTTGTGCGGTATTATCTGTTGGGTGAACTGGTATTTCATCTATTTTGTAGTGCTTGAAATACTTAGTTATATTAAATAATTCGTATAATGATATGTTGAACCATTTAATTCCGCATTTACCACCGCCAATACTTCTCCTGTGAGCTACATCAATGCGAATATTTTTTTCGCCTTCTTCATTTTCTTTTATTATTGCAAATGTTGTACTCATTCTATTTATCCTCCACATTTGAAGTTGGTCTATGTCCACCAATCCACAATATTTTTTTAAATATTGCTAACGTCTCAGGGTCATATTTATATGCTTCTTTATATATTCTATAAAATTTACTTGTAAATTCTTTTTTTGTTAATGCTCCTTTTAATAGTTCATTCATTTTATCCCCTTGTTAATTATTGTTTCTACTTCTTTAATGCTTATAATTTACATTAGTTCCAATATATTTATTATCTTTATTATTTATATTATTTGTATTATCAGTTGATTATATTTATATTTGATTTGTTGAATATGATTAAATAAATAAGAAAATGAAGGAGAAAAAAAGATGAAGGATACAATTGAAGAAATGAACGAATTAAAAAAAGTAGTGAACACATATTTAGACCATTGGGAATTCAAAGATGAGATGGAAAAATCTATGATATGTTTTAAATATGTTGAGGAATTCGGAATAAAAGATGTCCAGGCTTTTATCCAATTTTGCAAAGATAATAAAAGAGAAGAAATAATCACACCTACAATAGCCCACGATTTAAACGGAACATTCCACAACCATTTTTTACCAAGAACATCAGGATATGATAAACGCACACAGAAAGGAATATAATATGAGCCAACCAATAAAAGTAGTAGTAAATAAAAATGATGATTATAAAAAAAGTGTAAAACATAGATACGAATTAGCAGATTTAATCACAGAGGCTTGTGATGAATTAGATGATATAATTATAAGCGAAGAACTTGATATTGAAGTTGATGATATTAGCGACACAATCCACGAAATAGCAGATAACAATATACCAATTTATTATTATGATATAGGGAGATATGCAGGTAATAATAGTTGGTTAATGACAGAAACCCCTGAATTAAACCCTGAAGGCAACGCACACGACCAAATCCAAGCAAATATATACTCAGCCATAGTTGAAGGATTAAACGAGCATATAAGCGATATTACACAAACAGAAAAAGCGGAGGTGGAAAAATGAAAATAACTTGTGATTGTTGCAAAGTAATTATTGGAAATGTTGAATATACAATTATAAATGAACACGACACACAATTATTTATTTGTGAAGATTGTTTAACAATAGAGGAGGTGGAAAAATGAAAGATAAACAATATATAGTATTCTTAGAAGAAACAATACTCGATTTATTCGATGAAATTAAAGACTTATCAAAAGATTATGGATTTTCAATAGATGGAGGAGATTGTAATTTTAATTACATTTTAAGTGAGTACCAAAAAGCATATTACAAATACTATAAAGTTAATAAATTTGCAGAAATAGAAAAAGAAAAGGAGAAAAAATGAACAAGAATGATTTAGATAAATTAGTAAGATGGTCAGTAGATAGTGATTTAAAACAATTTGGCGAAGATGCTTATGGTGTAACGGGTACAGCCTATGAAATAGCAATAGGAGGAGATTATTTAAGAGGAAAATTTAGACAGATGCAGAGCAATTTTATTATGTGGTTAGGTGGATTAGATAGCAAAAATAGAACAAGATTATCAAGAAATATAACATCAAGAGAGGTTGAATAATATGACAATTGAAAAAACAATAAACGGGTATATAAAAGTTAGCGATATTGTGGACAATTATTTTGTATCGAGGCTTTATATGGGATATTCAAAAAGTACCGCTAAAAGACTATTTTTAAGCGAAATAAACACAAAAGGAGAATGACATGGGAATGGATGTACACGGAATTAATCCAAAAATGAATAAAAGTAAAAAGCAGTATAATATATATTTGAAATGGAAGGATATTTATTGGAATGTTAAAGAGAATGAAAAGAAAGAAGAATGGGAAAAAGAAAAAGAAACATTTCACTTACAAATGGATAAATACGAAACAGATAACAAAGGAGTATATTTCCGTAATAATTGTTGGTCGTGGAGACCATTATGGGATTATTGCAGAAAGATTGCTCCTGATTTAATTTCAAGAGAATTGTGGAATTCTGGACATCATAATGATGGAGCAGGATTAGATGCAGATGATTCAAAGAAACTTGGAAATAGATTAATGGAATATATTGCAGATGGTAGAACTATGAAATATCAAGAGGATTACAGAAAGGAATCAAAAAACTCAGATAATAAATTTGCAAGTTACCCTTTTGATGTGGATAATGTCGAGGAATTTGCCTTATTCTGTATCGAAAGTGGAGGGTTTAAGATATGGTAACAGAATGCAGAGGTGAAGATTGTAAAAAAACAAGCGAACACGTAAGTCCTATAACGTATCATATGTGGGCAAGGAGTGATGCGTATGGTATTTATACGGGCTTATTTTGTGATAAGTGCTACAATAACAATTATCCATATAAAAAAGATAGATATTTTGATGAAAGTTATTGCGGAGAAAGATTGGAGGAGGATTATTAATATGAAAATGGAAGATTATTACACAAAAGATGAGATTGCTCATATGTGTTGGTATTATGGGCAAATGGCCGCCAATTTAACATACAATATGAAAGCAAAATTAGTAGAGAAGTATGAAGGTATGATTGTATATAAAATAGAAGAAATAAAAAAGAAAAGGAGTTGAAATGCTAAGATTAACAAAGCAAATGAAGGAAGATATGCGAAAGATTAAAGAGCAAGATTTGATAGTATGTCAAGATTGCGGTGAAACAGATATATCAGAAAAAATGTGGGTTGGTGTTAATAGCTACGTATCCATAGGTGGATATGCTTATTATAAGTATGATAATTCTATAGATGATGAACAATATTGGTGTAATAAATGCAATGATATGTGTCACCCGCTACATATATCCGAATA